AAAAGGCTTTATTAATTCAGTTGGCTGATAGAAATGTTATTAGTGATGAATTCTTACAGAAACGTTTTGGTGCTGATCCTGAAATGGAAAGAGTAAGACTTAATAGAGAATCTAACGATAGATCAGCAGAAAGAATGGTTCCAAAGATGGGTCCGTATTCTAATTTAGAAAACGATATGAAAAAAATAGCTTTACAATTGGGATTGGCAACTCCTAGCGAAGTTGGTTTGGACCTGATGGAAAAACAAAAGGGACAAAAAACATTATTAGAAATTAGAAATGAATTGGATATTAAAAAAGCAATAGAGGCTCCAAAATCAAATCCATTTAGTGGATCCAATACTAATCCTGGAAGACCCGGTCAGGGTAGACCACAAGGTCAAAAAGATTCAACAAAACGCAAAACCAAACAATTTGCTCCACAAACAGGAGCATCACTAATTTTGAGTGCTAATAAATTACAAGAAAAAATAAACAATGCCGTCAACCCTATTCTGCTTAATTTTTATAAGAAAAAAAATATGAGAAGTTTATCAGATCAAGAATATGTTGAAGCCGAAATTTTTAAGAGCAAGTTACTATTTAGTATATCTCCACAAGATAAACATAATGATGAAACTATTATTAAAAACATAGAATCTATCAATAGTATTAATCCTATCTATTCTCAATATAATAAATTTATCACTAATTTAGAAAAAAGTATTGGCAAAGAATTATCTATAGAAGAAAATAAACAAGCTAAAGCCTATTTTTATTCTTTGGTGTATTCACAATCTTAAAGGAGTAAAATATGCATATTTTTGAACAAGAAATTAAAGATGGACTACAAGAACAAATAGCCGCAAAATCATCCATATCATACGCTTCTGTTGCTACTCCATCTTTGTCTTCATCAGCACATAATATCAAACAAATTAAAGCATTAGCATCTGTTAATGACGACGATTTATATTATGTACAATCAATTTTGGTAACATCTTCATGGAATAAAAATGATGATATTTTTGATAGTAAAGAAGTTTGGGCAGCAAAAAATACTCCAGAAGATAAACCAACAAATCTAAATCATGATGAAAATATTATTATAGGCCATATAACATCAAACTGGCCTATTACCAATGACGGATTGCTAATTGATCCAGATACTCCTGTTGAAAATTTACCAGAAAAATTTCATATCTTAACTGGTTCAGTAATTTATAAAGCATATATTAATGATGAATTAAAAGAAAGAACATTAGCACTAATTAAAGAAATAGAAAATGGCACAAAATATGTTAGTATGGAATGTTTTTTCAAAGGATTTGATTATGGTCTATTAGATAAAAGTTCCGGAGAATATAAGATATTAACCAGAACTGAAGATACTTCTCATTTAAGCAAACATTTAAGAGCTTATGGTGGTTTAGGAGAACACGAAAATTATAAAATTGGTAGAGTTCTAAGAAATATAACATTTTCTGGTAAGGGGTATGTTGATAAGCCAGCTAATCCAGATAGTATTATTTTAAACGGAATTAATAATACATATCCTAAAAAGAGTATATCTGTACAAATCGAAAATAATGATATTATAGAAAATATGGAAAAAAATGATTTTTCTGAAAATAATGGTGTAATTGCTAATAACATCGAAAGCGCTAATACGGAGACAAATCAAATGAATGAAGAAGTCAATACAACGAGCCAATTAGAAGCTAGTCTTCAAGCCAAAGAAAATGACTTGCAACTAGCACTTTCCAAGTTGGTTCAATGCGAAGCCGAAGCTGCTGAAAAAATGAAAAACAAAGACGAAGAAATGACCAAAAAAGAAGAAGAAATGAAAAAGATGAAGGCTAGTGTTGATGAACTCAGCGAAGCCTTAGCAGCTTACAAAAACAAAGAAGAAGAAATGATGAAGAAAGAAAAGAAAAATAAGAGAATGGCTTCTTTGTTAGAGGCTGGTGTTGAACTAGCAGAAGCAGAAGCCACAGTTGATAAACTAGAACTTATTGATGATACTGCTTTTGAAACCATGACTCTTCTATTAGCTGCTCAAAAAGCTAAAAAACCAACCAAAGAAGAAACAATGAAAGAAGAAGCATCTGAAAACGATACCACAAAATCAACAGAAGTTATTGCTGATGAAAGTTTGTTGGAAAATGTTGAAGAAGACGCTTCTGCCATTGAAGTTACTGTTGGTGGCTCTGATGATGGCACAGAATCAACAAGAGCCGCATTAATCGATTTTGTATATTCCAGACTCGGTAAAAAACTCAATAAGGGAGAATAAAAACATGGCTCTTAAACCTGATCGTATCGAACAATTAACAGATATTTCTTTTTTCATGAATACAGTGGCAGAAAGAGGCGGTGTTGTTTCTGCCGTAACTACTGGTTCTGGTGTGGCTATGGATAGTAGTGCTGCTGTAGTTGCTTACGCAGCCAATCCTTCTGGCGCTAAACCATTAGGTGTTTTACTAAATGATGTTGTTAATATTGACCTAACACGTCAACATATCAACTGGCATAAAGATGAAATGCAATTGGGTGGCAAAGTAACATTGCTACGCAATGGTCAAGTAACAACTAATCTTGTTGCTGGATCACCAACTGCTGGTGCCGATGCTTATGTTGCTGCCAGTGGTTATATTAGCACAGTTCAGGCTACCGGTGCTGTTAAGATTGGTCAATTTCTTAGCGCTACCGATACCGATGGCTACGCAAAAGTATCAGTTAACCTATAATTAAATAAAGGGAGAAACATAATATGTCGTCTAATACTGTTAGATTTCAACCAACACCAGAACTTACAGACCTTTTGGTTCGTTCTGGCTCGTTAAATAAAGACCAAGCTTTAGCAGCTAATGCCGAATTTGCTAAAGCTTTAGAACTACCATTACGTCAAGGTATTCTTAATGGCGATATTCTAGATGGCATTTATGAGCCAATCACCCTTGCTCAAAGTGCTACTCCAGAATTTCCATTAGACTTCTTGGCTCCTGGTACAGAAAAAGATTTCGTGGCCTATACCATTCCAAATCACGGCTATATTCCACAAAAGCATGTGGAAGGTGATTATGTCATGGTTCCAACATATGATGTTGGCGCATCCATTGACTATCTCCTAAAGTATGCTCGTGATGCTCGTTGGGATGTTGTTGGTCGTGCTATGGAAGTTCTAGAAGCACAATTTGTTAAGAAAATGAATGATGATGGTTGGCATACACTATTGGCTGCTGGTGTTGATCGCAACATCGTTGTTTATGATAGCGATGCTGATGCTGGTCAATTTACCAAGAGACTAGTTAGTTTGATGAAGACCGTTATGCGTCGTAATGGCGGCGGTAACTCAACATCTGCTAATCGTGGTATGTTAACAGATCTTTATGTATCTCCAGAAGCTATGGAAGATATTCGTAATTGGGGTATGGATCAAGTTGACGAAATTACTCGTCGAGAAATCTATACCGCTGCTGACGGTACTCTTAACAGAGTATTTGGTGTTAATCTTCACGACCTTGACGAATTGGGCGAAGGCCAAGAATATCAACTATTCTTCAGCAATCAACTAGGTGCCTCATTGGCTGCTAGTGACGTTGAATTGGTAGTTGGTCTTGATCTTCGTAAGAGAGACAGTTTCATAATGCCAATTCGTGAACAAGTTCAAATTTTTGAAGATGATACATTACATCGTCAAAAACGAGCTGGCTTCTATGGTTGGGCTGAACAAGGCTTTGCTGTTCTTGATAATAGAAGAGTAATTCTTGGCAGTCTATAATCCTTAATATCATAGTCAAAAACAATTAAGGCTGGCTTTTGCCAGCCTTTTTTGTTGATATATAAAATTAGGTGTATAAAATTATACCAAGGAGATATTAATATGGCCTGGAAAAAAGATATAGTTTCTATAGTTAGAGTTTTAATTAATGATTTATCTCAGCCATATTCTTTTAGTGATACTAGATTACAACAAGCAATAGTAGTAGCAGCACAATTTGTTAAAGCAGATTTAACATTTGATCAAGATTATACTTTAAATATAAGTTCTCCAGATATTAGTCCTGATCCAACAGAAACAGAGACTAAAGATGATATATTCATAAACTGTGTATCTTTAAAAACATCGTGTATTATTGATCAAAGTATTTTTAGAACAAAAGCCACCCTAGAAGGTATTAAAACAGCTTTGGGTCCAGCACAATTAAGTGTTGCTGGTAATTTAGCTGGCTTTAAGATCTTACTAGATCAAGGTCCGTGCGCTCTTTATACTAAATTTATAGAAGATTATGAAATTGCTAATGCTACAAATATTGCTGCTGTGCTTGGTCCATTTATTGGTAACAAATTTGATCCACGATTAACTAATGCCAATTTGGGTTCATTTTATAGACATCCAGAAAGCGACAATGGTTTTTTTAGCTAATGAGGTTGTCAAATGCCAGCATCACAATATGACTTTAGTATTGAACAAGGGTCATCATTTAAATTATCATTAATATATAAAAATAGTAGCGAAACTCCAATAAATCTAACAAATTGGTGCGCTAGATTAATTTGGACAACAGACGAAGGTTCGGTACAAACTTTTAGTACCACCAATAATGATTTTAGTCTTTATAAGTTTGAAATTTTTGGAAATGAAGGTAAATTATTATTACAAATTCCCGCCACAACAACTAATTTGTTCACTTTTGCAACAGCCAAATATGATTTGGAAATAGAGAGTCCGAACGAAATGTATACTGGTGGTGGTAATGAAATAATTAGATTATTATATGGTACTATTAAAATAGCTATTAGATATAGTGAGCAAAATAACATCTTGGATTGCCAACCATGAGTGAGCCATTTATTATCTCTATTGAAAATACTGAACCAAATATTATAGCATTAGAGACTAGTTTTATTGATAATGTGGGAGTAATTGAAATAGAAAGATTTGGAACTCCTAGTGTAAATATAATTATGGGACTTAGTCCTATAAGTGTAAGTGATTTACCAGATATTCCAGTTTCTAAAATTATTGGATTAGATGACTACCTAGATAGTTATGAATTTGACTGTGGAACCCCATAATATTTAATAACGGAGAATCATAAATGCCAGCTCAAACATTAATTCAAATTCGTCGTGGTACAGCAGCATCATGGACAAGTGCAAATCCAACACTATTTGCTGGTGAATGGGGATACGAAACAGATACTGGAAGGTATAAAGTTGGTGATGGTTTAACATCATGGACAACACTACCATATTCTGCTATTACTCCGAATGCTACTAATTTAGTTACTAATAGTGGTATTGGAGCGTCGTTTGGAGCTAATGGTTTGCCTGTAACGATTAGTGTTACCGGTATTACTAGCAGTCAAGTTATCGATTTTGGTAGTGCTGTTAGCGGAATTGTTACATCTATTAGTATTAGTACCGAAGAAATTATGGATATTCTAGGTACAGGACTAGTTGGAGCAAGTGGTATTGGCATAGATTATCAAGACTCTTCCGATCAAATTGTAGTAAATGTTACAGGAATAACATCATCTCAAGTCACTAATTTTAATAGTAGCGTTAGTGGATTATTGCCAATTACAGATCTAACTGCTGGTACTGGTATTGGCATAACTAATATTGGCACAGATTATACAATATCTGTTACTGGAATTACTACTAGTTTAATAAATGATTTTGCTAGTGGTGTTGGTAATATTGTGGACACGACATTAGTTGCTGGAACCGGAATAGATTTAGCATACAATTCTGGCACTAATGAATTAACTATTGCTACCACAGGAGTTAGTTTTAATGGCCATACTCATGTTTGGAGTAATATTACTGATGCTTCTACTAAAGCTACTCTTAGCGAACTAGCTTATTTATCTGGTGTTACAGCAGGAACAGCAACTGCTAGTAGAGCATTAGTTGTTGATGCTAATAAAGATATTGGTGGAATCGGTAGCATAACCACAACCGGCAATATTACAATTGGTGGAAATCTTAATGTTCAGGGTACTACCACAACAGTTAATAGTACAACAGTAGATATTGGCGATAATATTATACGAGTTAATACTAGTGGATTAACTACTGGTGGATTTGAAGTTTATACTGGTGTTGATTATAAACAGTTAGTTTGGAATGTGTCTAATAATAGATGGGAATTTACTGGAGGAAATGTTTATACTACTGGTAATTTTATTGGTAATTTAACTGGAAATGCCGATACTGTAACTAGTGGTGTTTATACCTATCAAACTGGTACTGTTACTAGCACAATGATTCTTGATGGCACAATAGTAAATGCCGATATTAATAGTAGTGCTAATATTAATGTGCAAAAATTAGCCAGTGGTTCTACTGGACAAGTATTACAAGTTAGTAGTACCGGTATAATATGGGGCAGTATTGACGGAGGAACACCATAATATCATAATAAAGTATATTTTAAAATAGTATTAGGATAAGGTATGCCCGCATATAATTTAATACAAATAAGAAAAGGAACTAGCACCGAATGGGCAAACCAAAATCCTATTTTATCTAGCGGTGAACCAGGATTTGATATAAGTAATAATATATTAAAACTTGGTGATGGAGTTACAGCTTGGTCTAATTTAGATCCTATAGGTAGTGGTTTTATTTCTTCGCATACCGAAATTAATGTATTAAGTCAAGAACCACAAGGATTTGTTAATAGAATAGATAGCTCTATCAGTTTTAATGATAGTACTAGAACTTTTACTATTCAACCTACTGGTTCTAGTTACGATGTTTATATTGAAGGTATTAAAGTTACTAAAACTGGTATTGAAACCGTAGTTATCGATAGTGGTACAGCATTAAATTATATTCATTTTGATACTGATACAAATCAATTACAAACTAAAACTTCATTTTTTAATTTTGATACTGATGTTCCAATTGCTTTCATTCACTGGAATAGTGGTATTGGTCAAAGCACTTTTTTTGGAGAAGAACGTCATGGTATAAGAATGGATACTACTACCCACAAGTGGATCCACAATACTTTCGGTATGCAATATATTAATGGACTAAGTATTGGTAACTATGTTCTTGAGGGAGATGGGACATCAAATAGTCACGCACAAATTAGTATTAGTGATGGAACTCTTTATCAAGAAGATATAGTTATTAATATTGCTGATGGTGATAATGGAATTGAATTTACTCAACAATTATATCCAACTGGTTATTTTCCAGTTTATTATCATAGTGGAATTACTGGTCAGTGGGTAAGAGATTCTGGAACACCATATCCAGTTAAATACAATGCTACAAGAGCATTATACAATTCGTATTCTGGTGGAACTTGGTCAGTTATTAATGTTCCAAATAATAGATATTTTGCAATGTGGCTCGTTGCTACAAATGATATTAATGATCCCATATTGTCAATCATGGGACAAAGAGAAGATAGTAGCTTGGGTGCTGCGGAAAATAATAATAACTGGACTGATATTGATCTGACAAATATTCCAACAAATGAGCTACGACCATTATACAGATTAATTTTCTTAACAAATAATACTTTTACCAATACTCCAAAAAGTAGTTTACAAAGTATATTAGACTTAAGACGAAGCATTCTTACAACTACTTATGGTGTACCACAAAATGATCACGGTAATTTATTCGGCTTGGGTGACGATGATCATACTCAATATGTTCATATAAATGAAGCCAGAATTATTAGTGCTAATCATACATTTACAAATGGATTAACCATTAATAATGGACTA